CAACAGCATCAGCATGCGGGTTACTAGCAGGCTTGCCATCACAAGATCGTCAGTTTCTCCGGGTTTGGCAGCATAGCTTGAGCCGTGTGCCACAAAGGTTTTTAGCTCGCTCATCAAGGGTTTGCTGCGGATTTTCATGCGTCCAGATTCCACCAGGATCTTGAACTTGCTGCAGGCCGACAACTTGCTTTTGTTTGTGGTTGTAAAGCCCTTGCGGAATCTGCGTCCCGACGAGCCAGTCACTGAATTGTCACTGAGAAAGTACCCTGGAATGTTTTCTTCGCCAAATTCTGCAATACTAATCAGGGCTGCTTCGCCCAGGGTGTTGTTTTCAACTGAATAGTAGATTTTCTTTTCATCCCGAGTAACTGAGTGCAATTCTTTCACAATCTCCACCAGTATTTTTATCTGTGAAGGCACGTCAGTTTTGTTGTGTCGCCATTCAGCCACCTGTTCGGTGGTCTCTGCTTCAAACACCTGAATGGCTGCAGGGTCACCGCCGGTGCCCAGGCTAGGATCCAGGGCCACAATGTACATCTTGTCCTTGTCAGGTTTCTTGTACCAGCGCACTTGTCCGCTACGGTGTACAGGTTCAACGCCGGCCATGTCCAACAACTTCAAGGGCGATATTAGTGTTTCATCGTGAATAACAAAGCTACAGTTCATCTCACGTTCAAAACGTTCGTCGCCCAGTTGTGCTCGTTGTTCTTCGCCCCACTTTTCATCACGATCTGGATGTTCTTCCCAGTAGCTGCGAAATGCACGGAATCCATTGATGCCCAGACCATTGGGTCTGGGATTGCCATACTCATCTTCCGTCTTGTTGGCGCCCTTCCAGAGAAACGCAAATTGATCTTCGTCTGAGTTGGGTGTGCTGGTGATAATTGCTTTACCACCTGTGGCCAGTGTGGGGCTAATGGAGGTCCAAAACTCCTTGGCAATTGTGGGCCGCACGAATGCAAACTCATCTGCGTATAGTAGTGATATACTCATACCACGACCAGTGTTTTCAGTTGTGGTTGCTGACACAATACGGCTGCCGTTGTCAAACTCCAGGCTGCCTTTGTTGTAGCTGGTTGAACCTGCTCTGATATGATTGGGGCACAGTTCATATGCAAAGCGTATGCGTTGCATGATCTCTTGAGCACCGGTATACTTGTGCGCAGCAATTAGAATAGTTGAGTCTGGCACAAACATGGCATACCACAACAGATATCCCCCTGCACTGGTACTTTTGCCTGTTTGTCGAGGCATGAGACTGATACTGTATCTGTAGTCGTGATAGGTACTGATCAATCTGCGTTGATATTCAAACGGCTGATACAACATTTTACCACGAGTGGGATGTTGAATATGAAAAAAGTGATCCATGAAATACAAGGGACCAGTCACAGGATCAGCACATGCAGCAAACTCCCTGAGTTCGGCATCCGTGTAGGTTTCTATACGGTGCGGTGCTTTGACCAGTACGGTCTCAAGTTGTTTTGGTTTCATGCCAATCATGTATGATTCTTTCTGCTAGTAGTTGATGGCCACGTGGACCAGCATGCATATGGTCTCTTGCGTATTCTAATTCTTCACGACTCTTGGCAAACCATTCGTGCGCATTGTAGATCAGGCATGTGATGCCTAGGTCTGCACACAATCCTTGCACTGCCCATCGATTGCGTAAATTATTTAACTCTGCATTGCGATCATTTAGCAGCCAAGTTTTGACAAAATTGTCACGGTACGATTCACTTGATCCTCCCGAAGACATGTATGTGTCATGCGGCAGCCGGGGATCTTCAGAAATCAAATCAAATCTGTGCTTGGGTGGCGCTGCCATTACCACCAGTTGGGGACGCAGCACAGGCAACCAATACTGCGCCTGCATAAAGCAGGTGTCTGCACTGGTGCCAGCCCAGGCAAGATTGCAGTTTTTTAATCCCGCGGCCTGGGCAACCAAGTGTGGCCAAGTTGCAGTTTCAGGCAGACCTATGCCAACAGTATAACTACAGCCCAGTGACACTAGACTCGGGGCCGCAGGATCAAATTCTTCTGATCTAAATCCGTGACTGTTTATTTTGTAGGTGATTGCACCAGGTTGATCCCAGCCTTTGCTGCCAAAGTATTCTCGATGCTTGAGATCTTGCATGAGCTGTTGAAAATTTTCTTCAGTATCTGTGGGCAACCATTCATAGGTATGACCAGCATGCTTTAGACCAAAGTGCCATGGTGCCGTCATGCAAATCCCACCGAGTAACTGGTAAGTCTAAAAGAGTTGGCTGGAACAGGATTCAACATAGCATGCCACATTAGACGCCTGTATCCAGTGTCATCTGCTTTGTTGATCATTATGTATCCTGCGTTGGGTTCAAAAGTAGTTTGATATCTCAGTGATGCTGTATCTTTGTGCCAGTAAAAAGCTGTGCCAAGATCTTTGGTTCCTATCCAGTTTAACTGCATACTGCCCGGCATCTCGCCATCTGTGTGCATGTTACATGTAAAGCCCGGCTCATCAATCCAGAATGCAGTGCTCTGATACGGGCCCATTTTTGTGCCTGTGGTTTTTTCAATAGCATGCCACAAGCGAGAACATTCAACATTCCATTCATCAATCCAGGTCAACGCATTGTTGTCAATCTTGCGTCTTGGCCATGATTCTTGTCCAGATTGTTTTTGCCAAGGCAGATCTAACCATGGAGTATTCAGTATTTTTTGTACCAGCTGATCAGGCATCACGTGTTCTACCTGGAACAAGTTGTTGTCAGGATCTACTGCTGTTATTTTTATAGTTTCGCACAGTGTTGTCAGCTCAGGCCATAGCTGAGCAAATTTGCCTGCTTGGTCTGTGTGATATTGATTTTCAATTTCTTGAATATGTTGTTTGAATTTTTGTTCTATACCAGGGCTAGCAGCAGTTACTGAACCATACATAGTTAGTGAATTATCAAAAAATGTGCGCTCGGCCGCAGTTGCTTGGCCAGAGAGATAGAACTTGTGAATTTCTTCTGCTGCTGCGGCAGCAACTTCAGGGCCGTGCAGAAATGGATCTAGGTAATCAGGCTGAAACAAGTTTTGCCACAGCACCGTGACACCAGCATCTTGGGCAAATTGTCTAAATTCACAAATTCTAGTGGCATTGTAGATATTGTACACTGCATGTATGCCGCCCCAGTGTCCTTGTGTCTGCATTAGATTTTTGATTGTGGCTAGATTCTTTTGTATCAGATTCCAGCTTGCGCCATGCCGCACATACTCAAGGCGCGGTCCTATGTTGTCAAAGCTCATACTCCAACCCACACGTTTGCGCTGTGCTAGTTTTTGGAATATCTTGTTGTGTTCAAGATCCACACTCATGTTGGTGATCAAGGTCACAATAGCATCTTCAGGAATAACATCTAGCAATCGATTGTTCTCGGGCAACAGCAAGGGTTCGCCGCCTACCAGTGCCACTTCATGTATGTGTTCGCGGTGTTGTTCAATAAAGTCACACACCTGATCATAGTAAGGACGAGCTCCTGATACAAAAGGTACTTTTTTCAAGCTGGCCCATTTTGAGCTGCATGACGGTGCGCAGTAGTTGCAACTCAAGTTGCAGGTGGTATTCCATCGCACATCCACAATCACAGGGTAGTGGTATTTGGTGCCAGCCGTGGCGTAATCAAAGTTGGGATTTACATTGTTGTGCCAGGCACGTTCCGAATCTGCACCAAAGCGTTCAGCCTTGACACAGTTACTGCAATATTCATGCGGCTTGCCCTGTGCCAGATCAGCACGGATCTCTTGCATGAGATTGCTGTTGAGAATTTGTTCAATGCTGTGGCTGTTCAAGTTGCCCAGCATGTTGGGGTTGCCAGCACAACAGGTTTTGACATTGCCTTGAGGATTGATATGCAGGCCACGCCAGGGGGCTGCACAGTAAAAATTCGTCATCCTGTATTTACAGGCGGATCATTGGCACCAGGATGTTTTGGCTTCGCCGTAGTATTCTCGTGCAAATCCATTTTGTATCAGCATGACTCGCAGGCTTTGGCCATTGAGCAAGATATCACCCAGCACTCGTCCACCATACTTGTCCCAGTCCATGAGCACAACCTGACGTTTGGTACTGGCAGCAACAGCTTGTTTGGTAAATGCTGATGCAGCTTCACCACGCTGTGCTTCACTTGGGCAGGCAGCACGATGTCCCTTTTCTGGAGTGTCAACCCCGTACACTCTGATGCTGAGTTCTTTCTTGAGTGGTGCAGGCAAAAAGTCTGCTTGGAAAGCCACAGTGTCACCGTCTATGACTCTAGTGATCACAGCGTCATAGGTCACACCAGGTTTTTGTCGGGGTTGTGCAACGGCCAGCACAGGCACGATCAGCAAGAGTGCTAAGAGTTTTTTCATGTTAAAATTTTAAGTTGTAATCACAATAATCTCACCTGTGGTGGGATTGTAGTACATGGGTGAGAATCCTGCAGGTATTGAACCTGCAGTGGGTGCGGCAAAAGTCACACTGGTCACTGCTCGAACAGGTTTCACTGTGAATGTGTTGGCTGTGGTTTGATTCAGGTTGTTGCCAGTGGCATTTATGATGATTGAGTTGTTGGCTTGGCTGCTTGGTCCAGCCTTGCTACCAATGGCCACTGCATTGGCACCTTGTGTGACATACCCAGCATTGCGGCCAATGGCTACTGAATTATTACCCTGTGTGTCATACCCAGACTGGATGCCAATGGCCACAGCAAGCTCACCCTGCCCAGTGAAACCGGCCTGGGTACCAATGGCCACTGACTGGGGAGCTTGATTGGTATTGCCAGACTGCTGGCCTATGGCCACGCTCTGATCGCCTTGATTGTCAATTCCAGCATTATCACCAATGGCTACTGCACTATTGCCCTGGCTGGTATTGCCAGCATTGGTACCAATGGCCACTGCTAACTGACCTTGTGAAGTTTGCCCAGCATATAATCCAATAGCAACTGATTGAGTGCCTTGAGTATTTTCGCCTGCACCGTGACCAATGGCCACTGCGTCGTCACCTTGCAAAGCAACACCGCCACCGGCATTTTGTCCAATTGCCACTGCTGTTGATCCCTGGGTGGCGCCAGCATTTTGTCCAATTGCAACACTTTGATTACCTTGACTGTTCAGTCCAGCACCTTCGCCAATGGCCACAGAACTTATGCCTTGAGCATCAAACCCAGCCGATGAACCAATGGCCACAGCATAGACGCCTTGAGTGGTGTTACCACCAGCATTTAAACCAATTGATATGGCGGCGCCGCTTTGGCCGCCAGCACCGGCATTTTGTCCCAGGGCTACGGCCGCATTGGCCTGCCCGTCAAATCCGGCATTTTGACCTAACGTTATAATAGTAGGGCCCGACGCACCAGTTTTGTTGCTCAGCAGTGCCCAGGTTGTTGCACCACCCGGTGTGGCCACTGCTGTGAGGTCGCCTAGTGCGTTGCCCACATACACAATGCTGGTGGTTTGATCTACCACAAGTTCGCCTGGTCTAGCATTTCCGTCGTATTCAGCCAAGGTAACTTGGGCGTTGTCCTTCATTGCGGCACGTGAAATGCCGGTGATGTTGTCGTATGGTGGTGGTGGATTGGCCATTGGTTAGTTCTTTATCATGTGACGACAGGGGTTACTGTGACTATGACACTTGGACTTGCTGGAGATCCAATCACAACATTTGCTGCTATGGTTGGGAAGCTAAAAACAGTTGAACTGGCAGCATAGGCTATTTCATAATAGTCACCTACGGAGGTCACATTGGCAAGAATATTCCAACTTTGCACCACTTGAAGATTTTGATCTAATGTCACAAATCCTGCGCTAGCTGGAACGGCTGTGCCATTTTTCTTGAACCATATGTATGACGAAGCAGTGGTACCACCACCAAGAGCCTTGTCAACCTGTGCGCTGAACTGAATATTGTAAATTCCAGTTTGATTGATAATAACACGACTATTGCTGGCGCCTGTTCCCAACACCACATTATTACTAAAGTCGGTGCTGTTGAATGTAAACCGATATTCAGTGTTGGCACTTGCCACAGTTTGTGAGGCATTGCTTGAAAATTGTCCGTATGCTGGAGTGATGCCGCTGCTACTAATTGCAGTAAGTTGACCAGCATTGTTACCAATATAAAGTGCAGGAGGATCAACCACCAGATTAACAACTAACTCGCCTGGACGAGCATTGCCGTCATAACCAGCCAGTGTTTCTTGTGCGTTGTCCTTCATCACAGCACGTGAAATGCCGGTAATGTTGTCGTATGGTGGTGGTGGATTGGCCATGATCTAAATATTCCTTGTTGGAGTATTTAGCTACAGATTCAATAACCGTTAAAGGGCTTGACTGGGCTGGTGTGATTTACCAAGCTAGGCTCTAGACTGTTGGGTGTGCTTACTTGAACTTTTTTAGCAGGCAGTCCAGCCATTTTTAATGCTTGATCAATCACTGGCTCTACTGAGGCATCAAAGCCAGCAACCACTGCTTCTTCTCCAAATGCTGCTGCTGCGCTCCAGGCAGGCAACCGGTCGGTAATGCCATCTGTTCCAGCGTCACTTCTGGCACGAGCCACAGCCACTCCCAGTCTATAGATTTGATAAGGGTCGCTGGACTGTACTCCAGGCAACACAAACACATGATTCATGGGATCAGCTTGCTCTGGCGGCAGGGTTGTTTGTTCTGTGATAAACTCACGAGCTCGCATCAGTAGCCTTTGAATGCCTGCATGGGACTGGTGGTGTTTACAGCAGGATGTTCTTGAGATTTTAAATCACCGTGATTCAGATCTTCGTGATGACTGCCCACAGCCTTGTATGCTTTTGTCAGCATGTTTTGTTCTTCTTGAGTGTATGGCACAGCAACATTGTTACGGCCTGCCCAGCTTTCGCCATCAACATCGGGAACAAAGGTGCCGTCAGTTGAGGCCACTGCCATCATGATTCTGTTGAGTTCGTACACGCGGTCAGCAAACTTCTGATCACGAAACTTGTTCAACCCCACAGTGGCGTTTTGATTGCGTCTGCTAATCTGGCCAATATGGGCTTCTGCAATGAACTCATTGGCTCGCATTAGCCGTTGCCTATGCCATTCTCGCCAGCGGTTGCAGAACTGGCTGTGCCAAGTTCCTGAATAGTGACATTGCCACCTACCACTGTGAGCTTGTTGCCCACGCCAACATAGATGTCTTGACGACTGTTTGACGGAACTGCAACGGCATTGCTGTAGATGTTGCCCACTGCCGTGCCTGCATTGGCCCAGTTGCCTGTGCCTGGATTCTGGTACGTGAGTTGCACTGCTTCGACCTGGAAAGTCACTGTGTTGCTGCCTGTACTGATGCGAGCTTTGTCTGTGAACCAGGCCTGTGCTGATGCGGTTGTGTATACATTTGCTTGAGGCATTATTTGCTACCTTCAGGTGGTTGACTTACCACAGGCTGATACAGGTGTGCAGCTTGATACATCACTCCAGGAATTTCCACAGGAGTTTGCTTGACTGTGGCAGGGGTAAAAGCTGGTGGCACATATCCACTGGCTTGATTACGTGCTAGGTCAGCTTGAATCTGTTCATATGATTTCATCATGATATTATCCTTTGTATGCTTTCCACTGATTGGTCAATGTAAAAATACTTTCTCGAACTTTTTCCATGTCACCGTCACCGTCAAGGTCAGCTTCTTTTTTTACAAGTTCACGGGCCTTGGCCAAGTTGCCAGTGAACTTGTTGCCTTCTTCAGTTTTTTCTTCGTCAACTGCTTTTTTCTTGACACCAGCCATTTCCATCATTCTAGCAATGGGATCTTGTTCTTCGTCGTCGTTGCCGCTATACCAGTCATCTGTGCCGTATGCTTCTTCCTCAGCTGCATCAGGATCCATACCGCTGGCTGTTAGATCATGGTAATGATCCAGTCGTTCTGCGTCACTTGGACCTTGGCCTTCGTTGGTGTACTGACGCTCCTCTTGGCTGGCAATCACAGGAACAGTAGTTTGCCCAGTTGACTTGGGTTTGTTCAAGCCACCTGAGTATTCAAAGTTGTCTTGTGCTGTTTCAGTGTTGGTTGGATAATCAGGCTGATTCATGGACACTTCGTGCATTTGTTGCTCGCTGCCGTAGCTGCTATCACCACCGCCAAGTCCAGCACTCTTCAGCAACAGAGCCAACTTTGTGGCGTCGTCATCTGTTGCTGTTACTGTTAGGCTGCGAGTTGGACCACCGTGATCGTCGTTGTTCATGCTCATGTTGATGCTCATGCTTTCAGCAATCATGCCTTCTAGTTCGCGATTCATGCTGTCATAGATGCCCTTGCCAAATGTGAATCCGCCGGCGCCTTTGGCGGCCTTGGGAGCCGCGGCACTTGTGGCCACTGACCCACTAGTGGTCGACTCTTCGACATCTTCTTCTTTGTTTTTCTTGGCTGCTTTTTCCGGCAAGCCCTTGTGCTTGGTGCTGGCAAAGTCTTCTGCATCACCTTTTTTCATTGTCTTGGCTACCTTGGCAACTTCTCTTGACGCAGGCTTCTCGCCTTTCTTGGCAGCACTGACCATGCCCATGAAGCGTTGTTGCTTTTTGCTCACTGCTTTTTCGGCAATGGGTTCTTGATCATCATCCATGTCCATGTCGTCTGCCTGATTCTGCATGTAGTCATCCACAGCAGTCATCATGCTTTCAATCTTGGCCAACTTGGATTGTACCCATTCTGGCAGGTTGTCATTGTCGCCCAGTATTTTTTCCAGGGCCTGCGCATGACGCACCACAGTCTTGATGCTGTCCTTGGCCATGTCGCCTTCTTGATCGTATTCGCCTTGATCTTTGGGATCCAGATCATCTTCGCCTACCATTTTGTGCTTGGTAATTTTGCCAGTGAATGGTTTTATTTTGACTTTGTCTCCAAATGCACTAAAGTCTGGTTTCATGACTTCGCCTGTGTCGCTGTCAGCATTTCTCTTGGGACGCCCACGGCCACGTGTGCCTTGACCAGCAGCCGCTGCGGCTTTTTTCTTGGCAGCAATTGCCTTGGCATCATCTCGGTCACCATCATATTCGGTGCCGTAGGTGCCTTTGTGAATGCGGCTGCCAGATTTTTGTGCTTCAGGTTCTCTGCGACTTTTGTAGTCAAACGCATTACCGGTGCTGGCTTCATGAACTTTATCAACGTCGGGTCTGGAACCCAGGTAAGTGAAACGATTTGTGTCATCCCAGTCTTGGAAGGCTGCTTTTGCTTCTGCTGCGCTGGTAGCTTTGACTTGAGTGCTGTATGATTTGCCTGGTTTGTTAGGATCTTTGTAGGCTACAGTATAAGTTGTGGCGCCTTGAGTTTCGTCCATGGATTTTTTACCAGCACCCTTGCGCAACATGGCAAAGTCGTTGGCATCCAGACGGCCGTTGTCGTTCTTGTCCAGTTTCTTTTGGCCGCCGCTGAGTGCGTTCTTCATTGCTTCGGCAGCAACGTCACCTAGCATTTCATCAACTTCTTTCTTGGCGCCAGCAATCTTGTCAGCAAAAGTGATCTTGTCTGTTGGAGGTGCAAGAGCTGCAAAACTTTTTTGTCTAGCAGGACTCAATTTTTCTTTGACTTGTTGCTCTCCGCCACGAACTTTGTCACGGCCGGTAAAATAATCATACTCATCTTTTGGGTCAAGTGGTGTAGAACCTTTGGATAATTTTGGATTTGGCTCGCTGCCTGGCTTCATACCAGTTTGTGGCATACCAGACTTCTTTTGCAAGTCACGGATCATGTCTTCGTCTGAGCCATGCAGTGTGTCCATTGCTTTGCCAGCTACTCGCTTTACAGCACTGCCAACTTTGCGAGCCATATCGCCAAAGCCTTCATCCACTTCTGTGTTGTCATACTTGTCGTATTTGTTGCGGATTGGGTCAAGAGCCTTACCTTCACGTCCGGCCTTGGCCAGGGCTTCCATGCCTTCTTTGCCGTATTTTTCGTAGCCCTTGGCAGCACGGCTCATGTCACGTTCATTCAATTGCTTGTGTGTGACTTCAGGTGTGGCGCGGATGCCATCTAGTTTTTTGTTTAGGTCGTAAAAGAAACTCATTTTTGTTATCCTCTTGGGTTGGCGCCAGTGGCTGGCTTGGGTTGACGCTTGATATTGGTCATTGGGCTCTTGTTGCCCATTGGCAATTCATTTGTGGTTTTTGCTGGCGGTGTCTTTCCTCCAGCCACAGTAAAGTTGCTACGGTAGGCATTCTTTAGCACTGCATGATCGTATGGACCAGTTGCATAGTCTTTCTTCAGCGCACGTTGTTGTGCATCATCTGCTGGATATGTGGGGTCGTCCAACAGGTCTTTGTTTTGACTATCAATCTTGGACATTTCCTCATCCATACTTTCTTCGTAGGGTGTGGTCATCATCACAATTCGATTGGGATCCAGACCCAGCAGTTGCGCCAGTTGTTTGATTTGTGGTTCAACAGCTGGATATCGAAACTCCACATCAACCAGACTCATGGGTTGATTGGGAAAGGCTGGAAAGTCCGGCACTACTTTGCGCACTGGTGCAGTTTTGGCGTCAGACATTTTGACAATGTCAAACTGATTGCACTTGGATTTAAGTTCTTTAAAAAAGCCTGCAGGTACGTCACCCACCACCTTGATGCGGTAGTTGTATGTGCGTTCACTTTCGGCTAGATATCTTGCAAATGGTTTTGTCATATTGGGTATCCTGTTGTATATTTATTCTTTTTCAGCAATTTGGTCTTTGCCAAGAATGCGATCCAGCAAGTCGTTGCGGCTCAGAACCATGCCTTCCGCAGTTTGTGGGGGTACTAGGCCCGAATCCGCAGCTTTGGAATCCAGGGCTTGTTGTTGTTGATCCAGTCGCATTTTTTTCATCTGCAGATCAATCATCTTGAGTTTTTTGTCCAGCTTGGCTGTTTTTGCTGTGATAGCATGGCCCAGCATGTTGCTGGCCACACCAAAGATCTCGCTGGCAAAACGGCTGTCCACCTGCATGCCAAGATCCATTAGATCTTTGTAGCTGCCTTTGGCCATGTCACTCAGCTCATCCATTTCGGTGTCTGTGGCGTCTAGTCCACGCACTGCCGGAAGTGCATTGTCGATCTTGTCAATTGTGGAATCAAGTTCTGCCAGCATTGCTTGGTTGACTGCAATGGCAGGAACTTCAGCGTCTATTTCTGCCGCAGATGGTGGGAGATCAAAGAGCTCTTCAAGTTTTCTTGTCATACCCTATTTAGTGGCTCAGCAGTCGGTTATTATCGTTTGCTGCCTTGATGAAAGATGTCGTTTTCTGTGATCACACGGAAGGTCAGCCCTTGTGTTTTGCACCAGGCTGTGGCGGCGGCCCATTTGGCATAGTTGATTGCTACCACAGCGCGGTCACGGCTGTTCATTTTGCTTTCAATTACACTTTGATTTTTGGGTTTGATTTCAATCAGTTCAGCTCGCATGGTGTTTTCCCTGGTGCGGTAAGTGATCAAAAAGTCTGGAAAATATCTGTGCATTTTGCCATCAAGTGGATGACGATAGGGAATGGCCACACACTCTGAGCCCCATTGCAGCACATTGTCGTTGTTGTCTAGAAAAGTCATGAACACCTGTTCCCAGCTGCTGCGCCAGGTCGGGGGCCGATTACCTACATATTTTTTTGCATTTCTCACTTGAAAAATGCCTTTTGAAAAGTTAGCCATGCTTGCCTAACCTTTATTGAACTACATTTCTAGCAGCGTAAAAGTTTGCAGTCACAGGCACGCCCACACCCAACAAGGTAGCACGGTTTCTAATGGTGTTCAAGTAATAGGCCAAGGTAACATTGAGATTCATGCCTGCAGTGCCTTCAAATCCCTGCAACAAGGTCAAGGCCGGAACTCCTGTGTCTTCTGCCACTTTGAACAGGCTCACAGTAAAATTGTCTGCTGCCAGTTTTGTGGTCATGATTGATTTGAAGTAGCTGTTGACCACATCATATTCAGCCGCAGGAACGTTTACATCATATTCATAAAATGCATCAAACACTCGTACTGTTTGATCTAGATTGGTATTTTCGTAGTTGATACTGGCCATGATTATCTTGCGTTGGTTGGTGGAGTTTGTGGTGTTGGGAAGAACATGCCAGTTGGCCGACCTTGTACTGCTCTTACTGCGCCTGGTATTGCCCCTTTGATGGCATTGGTGCCCAGGGCAGTTGCTTCACTCACGGCCAGGCTCTTGATATTTTTGCCCTTGAACGTGTTGTAGGCTGTGCCAGCTTTTTGTGCTGCACCAATAAGTCCCAGTACACCACCGCTTTGTAAGTCTTCCAAGATACCACCTCCTGCATCCAGTAGGCCGCCTTGTCCAAACACTGTGGATCTTGAACCAGCACGGCTGATTGGACTCAGAGTTTGATCATAGTGTGCAGGATCAGCAAAGCCTTGAACATTGGTGTCAGGACGTTGATTGCCCACAGCACCTGAATAGTATTTCACAGTTTCGTAGGCTATGGTCATGCTGTTTTGCATCACACCAGCGCCTTCGCTATAGTTGTATTGGTCGTGACTCCAGTTGGTAATAATGGGATTGATCAACACATACTCTGCTGTCTTGTGCTGGTCCATGCCGTAGATTCTGATGTCTTTGAAAAAGGGCGGCTTTCCCGACTGTGAGCTTGTACCGTCGTTGTAGCTTTCGCCCACATAGCCCCAGTCATTGACATCGCCAATTCGAGTGTCGTTGTAGATATCTCTGTTGTTGTAGCCAAACCCTTTTTGCAAGTTGGCACTTTCGCCTATGCTGCCGTTTTGACTGTTGGGTTCTAGATAATTTTGGCTGGGATCTTTGTAGTAGTAGCTGTAGTAGTTGTACCACAGTTTACGAGAGTTGTCGCCGCCATCGTCGTGGAACGTCACTGTGACAGGATCATAGTTGATCTTGGTCTGTATCACTCGCTTGCGGTTGTACTGATTGAGTGTTTCAGCTGCAACAGTATACTTGGGCAGGTCCACAGTTTTCACAAGATAACTGAGACTGGTAATTTGATTCACACCTGCCAGTTGACTCAGTGCGGGTATTTCAGCTGTGTTCAACGTGAAGCTCACGTGAAAAAGAAACTTGAACCTGGGTTTAAGTTCGTATGCGTTGCTAGTAAAGGTTTTGCTTGCGTGAGTGTAATCACGCAAGCTATCCGCTGCTGTGAATCCCTTGAAGAATTCCTGGCCAAATGTTGGCATTATTATGCGCCTTGACCAGCACCTGTCACAACGTCACCGAGTGTTCTGCCAATTATGCCACCAATACCGCTGGTGTCTAGACTGTTAGGTCCAAGTTGTGCAGCGTTGTCATAGGCAATGGTCATGTTGATTGTTACACCTTCGTTGGTGCCATAATTCAGTTCGCCGTAGTCAGCACCTTTCAGGTAGCAACCGTACAATTCCCAGGCTTCTAGTACCACAGGAGCAGAAGCTCCATTGCCACCGTCTAGTATTTCAATCTTGGTCAAGAACTTGTAGTCAATACCTGAAGCAGCACTGGCCATTTCCAAAAAGTCCATTTGCTTTTGCATCTGTTCGCCAACCAGTTTGGAAACACTGTTTGATGCATCGTCACGCACTGAACAAGCAATGTCTGCCCATGAATGGCGTCCGGCCAGTTTCAGAGTTGAGTTGTAGATGGGCAATGCGATTTCTTCAAATGTCAAATTGGGTCTAGCAATACTGACCACCTGTTTGGTCAATTCTGTTGTGGGTTTTGAAACGCCGATGTTTTCAAACATCACTCTAAAGCGATATTTGAGTTTGGGCATCAACAGACCCTGTGAGCTGGCGCTTTGATCGCTAGCCAGTGGTACTGTCATTTTATTTAATGATGAAACTGCCATTTGTAATCTCCTATGTGTTTATTTACCTGAAAAGGTGGCTGAAAAATCAGCCACCTGTTTCATTATTATACGCCTGCTCCACCAGCAATTTCGCCAGTGTTCTTGATGCGCAACGGAATGTAAATAAATTCAATTGCCTTGACAGGTTCAATAGCAATATCAACCCACAGTTCGTTTCTGTCGATTCGAGCAGGGGTGTTGTTGCTGTCATCACAAACCACCAGGTAGTCATAGATGGCTCGTTTGGCCACTAGGTCAATCATCAGGCTGTTGCAGGTGTTGGTGACCTCATTACGTGTGATCTGATCATTTGGCTCAAACAAGTACAGTTTACCAATCTCTTCCAGGCGTCCACGCAGGAATGCAACCAGGCGCGCCACATTGATACGATCAAGTGCTGTGGTTGTTACAGTACTGGTCTTGTTACCAAAGTTGGTGATACCAACGCCAGGGATAAACGTAATTGGGTTGATATTGCGTTCATACAAGATATCGCGAACGCTTTGACTCACGCCAATTTGTTCAAACTCGCCTGTTGCAGCATTGATATAGCCAATTGCGCTGGCATTGTCAATCACACCACGGCGTGTTCCTGCTGGTGCAAACCATGGATAGCTGGCAGCATCGCTGCGCAGAATTGTGCGAACCATCATGTGACTTGGCGGTTGAACAACTGAATTGCCACCTAGGTCTGTGGTACGGCATGATGGGTAGAACACGCCAGCATAGTTGCTGGTAGCTGCGTTGCCATCTTCTGTCACCAGACCAAGTCCGTTGTTGTTGGTAGCAAAAGCTACCAAGCTGTTGCCATCAGGTCCAAGTCTCATTGGAGTATCACCAACCACAAACAAGGTGTTGTTGCGCTCATTGCTGAGTGCAATCATGTTTGGTGTCAGTTCAGGATAAGCAGGTGTTGCAATCAAGTTGAATTGATTTTGTTCTTCACGTGCTGCTGTGCTGGTGTCAATGCCTGCCTTGAGTGCTTGTACAACCAACTGACGTTGTGCCAATCGACCTGACCACATGCTGCCATCAGTTTTGTTACCACTGGCTGTGAGCCAGGTGTTGGTGTTCAACAGGTCCCAGTATGTACCATTGGTTGGTGCAATACCAGCTGTGGTAGCCAAAATACACACATATACAGCATTGTTGTAGTTTACAAAATCATTGTACACATATGTTGAGGTAGCTGACCACGCATCAATTGCAAACGCAGTAGATGTGGTATTGAAGTAGTTGGCCTGGAAACTCTTGACATTGTAGCCAGAACGGCGTGTGTTAAACAACAACATGCCTTGTGGATACAGCGCAGGATCAGGAGCGTCAACGTCAAGATAATTGCTTTCTAACAAACTAGTAATAGTTGGGAAAGGGTCTGCTACACAATCTGTAGTACCGTTTGGCGCCCAACGAGCATCCGCAAACAAGATACCATTTTGTGACACTTGATCAGTGGTGTCGACTTCTACCCAGGAATCAGTTCCGCTGACTGATTCCCAACGATACAACTTGGGATAGTTTTCAAGATCGCTAGTGTCAATCCACAAATCACCATATGCCAAGTCTGATTCTGCTGCATCGGTTTGTGTAACCGGAGCTGACGCACTTATGATTGGTCCGGCTGCATTACACAATGTCAAGTTATTGCCACGAACATCATTGGTTACGTTTTGATAACCTTGCCAGATCCCATTGTCCTGAATCATGATATCAGCATCACTCACTGAGCTGTAGTACCATAGGCGACCAGTTGCTGGATCTTGATCTGGTGCTGTGCTGCTGGTAGTATATGTAAACAGTGGTGTGGTCACAAAGTTACTCAAAGTAAGTCCTGTCGCAGGCAAACCATTTCTTTGTCGTACTTTAGGAGTCTGTAAATTAATTCCAGCTACGGCCAGTGGTGTTCCAGTGCCCAGAGCCACTTGCATAGTGCCGCCCTGACTGTGAATAAGCACAATATTGCCAGCGGAGTTGACAGCAGCTGACACATAAGGAATATTGGCAGCAGATACCGCAGCAATAAAGTCACTCACTGTTCCTGTACCACCAATGGTAATGGTAATACTGTTGGTAGCGGTACTTGTGCCTACCTGAGAAGCCGAAATTGCAAAACTACTGCCTACTGCAAATGCTGCTCCTGTGGGAGTTGTGGTTCCAGTAATTTCGGTAGCGCCAACGGCATATCTTCCAAGTATTTCAAAAGAGAATGTAGGTCCTGGAACCGTTGCGCTGGATAGATAATCGCTAGAATCATAAACAGCATAGGTGGTACCCACTGGAATATTTTTTCCGCCGCCTGACGGATCTAGTGCATAGATAGCAAATCTGTCACTTTGATATATCCCACAGTTTTGTGATACCCAGACTCCCAGTGTGGTGCTGTATGATTTGACGCTCAGATTCATGCCATTATTGGCGCTGCTGATATTTTGCCATACAGATCCTGTGGGACGGCCGCCATCGGTGTCTGTGGTTCTCCAACGTGGTTGTTCGTAGCTGTAACCTGGAAAGTAGTCAGGCGACAGATACTGGCCAGAGGTAATACCCAAAGCTGTCAACAATGCTGTGCCAGCATTGAGACCAGCAGCAACTACAATAAAACCCTCACCATCAAGAGTTGATCCATCAGCACCAGCGGTAGAATCAGCGTACAGGTACAACTGATTTGACACTGCGCGAGCTGTGACACCCGGAATGCTTGCATTATTAATTGCCGTAGCAAAACCTGCTACAGTAAGTGCAGTTCCGCCGTCGCCAACTGCGACCAAATTGTCATTGATATACATGTTTGCGCCAACCGTCAGTGTGGTAGGAGCGTTAACACCTACTAGTGCAGGCCATGCAGTTTTCCAGCCATTACTACCGACTTGCACCCAGACGTTTTGGTAAGTTTTATAGTAACCAAATACACTTTCACCAATTGCTGTGACCACATAGTCACCAATACTACCATATGATGCCACAGGAGTATTGTCAGCAATAGGGTTGGTACCGTCCCCGCCCACTACCTCAGTAGCATCGGTGATCACCGCAGGAATTTTGTTGGTGAATGTTGCTGTGGCTTGATTCCACTCAAAAATACCCCAGGTACTGATACTGGCATCTAGCCAGAATGCGCCATTGTTTGCTGCACCTGTGGGGCGAGTCAAACTGGCTGTGAGAGCTGTTAGATCAACATCAGCACGTTGAATATATGCACGATTGGTAACACCCAGTGCTGAGTACGCTGCAAGCAGACCGTATTCGTTGAGTTCGTAGCCGTTGATTGGAGTGCCGGTTGTGGTGTTGTAGAAGAACGGTACACCAAATGTGGCTGCCAGATCACGCTGACTGGTAATTAGATACGTTTTGTTGGCATTGGCAGCAAGGGTACCTGCTGCCACAGTGATGCCGTCACTGGATACTTTGTTCTGTGCTGTGGCAACTACAAAGTACGGAACGGTATTGACCGCTGATGGGATGTATTGACTCTCGTCAATAACTGTTACTTCTACGCCGGGGCTAACTAGGGCCATTGTTGTTCTCCTAAAATTTTTATCAACTATTTGCTTGCAGATACCTGATGTACCCATGCAATCGCATAGTGATATTTATTAATAAACTTTAAAAATGGCCAGGCATAAATACCTTTGTAAAGGTTTAGGAGAAAAAATATGTCTGAATACGCTGGATTCATTTATGAATGGACTAATAAAATTAATAACATGAAATACATAGGTGCTCATACTGGAAGAGAAGACGATGGGTACATAGGTGGTGGCAAGAGATTTAG